ATTAAGATTATTGCCAGAATGATCGTAGTGTATATACCCTGAATACTCTCCCGCCCCAGAGGTACTGTCACTAAAATAAATTGTTGATTTTTGAGAGTTTGTGGATCTGATTGTCATGCCCGTGTTGCCAGAACCAGCGATAGTAAAATTGTCTCCGTCAGCGTGACCCTCAGTCGTCGTGCCTATAAGCACGCGACCGCCAGCAATTCGCATGACTTCAGTAGAGCCATTTTTAAACTTTATCTGAGAAACATCTGATGCGGTATTACCTTCTAACGTGATATTCCCACCAGTATTAACTGCATTTGAACCAGATATAACGAGCGTATCGCTTGTTCCGTTAGAGGAAATTAAACCTCCACCTGTTTTAATTAAGTTCCCGCTGCTGTCGATACGCATACGCTCCGCACTATTTGTGCTGAAGTTCATTGCCTTTGCACCAACAGCCGCCAGCGAGAACGTATTAGCGTCAGTGGTAAACATCTCACCGACAAGAGTACCGTTTCTTTCAATGTCAATGATGCCGCCGTTCGTTGCGTTATCAATGGTTAGTGACGTATAGCCAGAGTATACGTTGGGTGCGCTTGTGCCAATTCCAACATTACCGTCGTTCTGGAATGTAACTAATGCGCCTGACCCATAAGTAATTTTTAGGTCATTACTATCCGCATGAATGCCGTACTTAGATGTTTGTCCTGTGTCATTAATTACAAGACCGGGAGAACTTGCACCTTTTATTTCTAAGGCTACATCAGAGCCATAATCAGGGGCTGGTAATGATGTGCCAATCCCAACATTACCCGCTGAAGTAATCCGCATACGCTCATTTGAAACATTAGTATTAAAAAGCAGGGCTTGGTTTGAACCAGCCTGAATATACGCCTCAGATTGGCTCGAACCTAATTCAATACCAAAGCCTGTGCTGGTGTGAAACTCTGCAATTTTACCAGACGCATCTCCACGCCTCACGTCTAAAATAGCAGTTGGACTTGCATGACCAATCGAAGCATCCCCGCTTACAGAGATACCTGTGGCAGTGGTGGCGAGTTTGGAGCTATCATTAAAAAATAAACTTACAGCACCATTTTCTTCGGCAGTAATAATGTTTTCTGAGTTTGCTGCGTTATTAAGTCTAAAGGAATTTGAAAGTAAAACTAATTGCCCCGTTCCTTGGTCAGACACATATGAGTTAGACCCATCGTGATATAGCTGGAGGTCAGACCCAGCACCCATGATGATTTTATTGTTATCACCAAATGAGGCGTTGCCGCCTAACGTCAGTCCGTCAGTGGTAAGAGAACCTGTGTGGTTTATGTCACCAGAGATTTGACCAGTTGTTCCATCCGACCAAAGCTGTAGCTCATAGTCTGCCCCTAGGCGTATCTTGTCATTATCACCCAAGTCAACTGTCTGAGCATTAGCATGGTCTACGGTGATTGTAGTACCCGACACAGTAAGGTTTCCACCCACTGTCAGGTTACCTGTTATATCGGCGTTGCCTGTAACATTAGCAGCAGTAGTACTAAGTAGAACTGCTTTAGTACCTAGATAGCCACCCATTATGTTTGCTCCAGAACGCTTACTATAACATCTGTTGAACTTGCTGTATTAGAAGTAACTACTACAGTGTCCGTCGTTTCTAATATTATCTTACCGTCTAACACAGACAAAGCAGAGTTTGCTGGGATCGGAGCGCCCTTAACTAAGTAAACACCTGCACACTGCACATCAACAGCTACCTGACTTGCGGTTTTATTTGATAAGTTACAACCAATCATCACTGCTGTTGTAGAAGATGGAACAGTATAGGTTGTAGTAGCACCTGTCCCTACGCTTGCTGAAGTATAATTCTTAAACGTGTTTGCCATGTTATTATCCCAATGCTATCGCCATAGCCAGAGCTGTACCCGCTTGGTCTACGTCTAAATTTGTTCTTGCCGTAGCAGCGGAGGCAAGGTCTGAAAGATTGTTGCTAGTCATTGCAGCACCTGCAGCAGCTACATTAGTTGAATCTGTTACATCTGCGCTAGTTTCTATACCAGCTAGCTTTGTTTGTTCCGCATCACTAAACTCGTTAGTATCAGCATTGCTTTCGTAAGCTGTCTTTATCTGTGCTGCTGTCTGATCTGCTGTAGCTCCACTTTCTATGCCATCAAGTTTTGTACCATCAGCAGATACATCCCGTCCATCTACAGCGCCACTTGTTATGATGTTAGGTACAGTTAAGTCACCTGTCATAGTGCCGCCAGCCTTAGGCAAAGCAGCATCAGCAGTAGTACCCTGAGCAGCAGTAGCGTAGTCAGTGCTATCAAATGCTTTTACTTGAGCAAGGTTTGCTACCTCACTATCCATAAGAGCGCCTGCAGCAGTAACATTAGTAGTATCTGTTACATCAGCAGAAGCCTCTACTGCATCTAGCTTTGTACCATCAGCAGCAATGTCTCGTCCATCTACTGTTCCCGTTACAGTGATGTTAGCGAAGCTTATGCTCTCCCCTGCTATTGCCGCTTTAGCAGCAGGGTAAGTCATGAATATTTCTTTAGCTCCAGAAGAAAAATTAACTAGAGTTGTACCATTAGACCCTGACAATACAGTAGTTCGTGTAATAGTATTATCTGTACTCCACGTGCCTAGACCTACTTCCCATTCATCTACGCCAGATGTACCATGTATTATAGCATAATAAGTAGTATCTCCATTAGACATGTAAGAACTAAACGTATCAAAGGTAGCAGCAGCACCGCTTAATGCAATGACGCCAGTACCTGTAGTAGAAGTATTCTCTTTTACACGATCTTTAATTATAAAGGCCATTGATTAGCTTTCTTATTACGTGATCCTAATAACAGCATTAGTAGCATCTGCAGCAGGAAACACAATAGTATAATCACCATTAGTAGAAGTAACAGGTCCACCAAAGTTAAAAATAGCTACGGCTTTGTTGCCTTGAGTTACATTATAAATCATAGCACCGCTTGCACTGATAGTAAGCTTACTAAACAGTTCGTCAGCAAAGTCAACAAAGGCTGTATTACCTGATAAAGTAATAACAGCACTATCTAAAACTTGTCCACCAGCAAGGTAGTTCGTACCTACAGCTTCGTCACTATTACTGGTAAGGTCAGAATAGTTTGTAGTGACACCACCGTAAGTGCCTGTAGGAGTATTCTTAATTAGTGCAACCTTAAGTATATCAGTGTCAAGGTCATGGACGCCCCCAAGAAGCTCTTTCTTAAAGCTGTTGCACATTGCAGTAGAGATAGACATTGACAGTACCTTTAATCTTAGATATGGTAAAGGGGCCACCTAAGCAGCCCCTTAATTAGTAGCAGTTAAGCTGCGTTGTAACGCGCCGTGACTAATGCTTCTGGGCGGAGAATCTTGCGCCCGTATAGATGCATACCACGAACGATGTCCGCGAATGAGTCTGGGTCACGGTAGTTCTCTACCTTGTTGATCTGCTCAGCGGAAGCAACTGCTTCGTCCTGGCCTGCTAAGATAACGCCATAGTTAGCGTCCTGTGCAGTTGTACCAGAAGTACCAGCGCCTGTACCTTTTGCTGGCAAAGAGTTGGAAACATAAACACGGAAGCCGTGGATGTTGTTCAACACTAAGCCGTTCTGAAGGCCTGCACCACCGAAGTCACCATTCAACATACGTGAATCTTCGTCTTTGAGCATTTCTATGAACACGGGGTCTAATACACAAAAACGACCTCGTGCATCAACACTCTGTGTATCCATCTTACGAGCCATACGTGCAAGTACAGTCAATGGAGATACAGTTGTTGCTGACAAAGCTGTTGCGCCTGGTAGACGTGGAGCCAATGGAATTGAGTCACCTGCAGTTGCTGAACCAGCAATAGTCAAGTTACCAAAGTCAGTAGCATCCAAGTGGTTTGCAGTTAGCAATTCACCTGTCAGATTACCTGCAGTTGGGTGCTGTGCGTCACCAGATGTTGAGGTGATGAAAGCGCCTGCAGAAGTGTGACCTGTCATATAAGACAAGACATCTGCGTCCATAGAGTCAGCCATCTTATACGCTGCACGATCAGCAGCCAAAGATGTGAAGTCAACATTAGAGAATTGCTCTTCAATGTCGTCCATCTTGAAAGCAAAGTAGTTAGCTTTGTCGATGGTAAGTGAGAAGTCCTGGTCATCCAGTTTCTCTACTGAGATACCTGTGTGACGCTGCAGAGCGTTGACTGTTACGTCTGGCTCTTTCTGGATACGGACTGTATCACCTTGGTTAGCAATCTCACCAAAATAAGAGTTGTTAGTGATTGCGTTAGTTACAGCAGTTTTCCTCAGAGCAATCTGAGCCTGCTTTGAGTAGATAATCGGGGAGAAGTTCCCGTTAAACCCACCCGATGCGGATGTAATAGCCATAGTTGAGTTCCTTTCAATATGATATGGCGTGAGACTTATACACTACATATCCACTTGAAGAGGCCAAACGTATAAGGGTAGTCAGCATTGCATATTAGGATGGCCTTCCTGTAATGCGCTGGGCCTTAACTATTGGGTAGTTCTTTGTATTGTGGCTAGTGCTTAGTTAAAAGCATGTACACGCAGTTAATACCTGACACTGTACATGCTTATAGTTTTACTTATGAAAGTGTTATTGTCAAGTTATTTCTTAGACATATCATAAATAAACTTCCCTTGACGCTGGGCTTCAAAGATATCCTCAGCGCGTTTTTCGTACTCCTTCATAGACATCTTAGCTACTTGTGATTCTCGTAGGTAGTTAGATGATTCTTCATGGTTGGGTGAAGTAGTACGTTTAGTTGTAACAGAAGCAGCTGCATCTTTATCTGAGTTAGCTGTCTTCTTAGTAGTGATGTTATTATCGACTTTGTACAAGTCAATCACACGAGCTACAGACTTAGCGTCTTCAACGTTCTCGTATAGTGCATCTTGTACCCACTTAGGTTGATCCTCTGCCCAGTTATGAAAGGCATCATCTTTACGTATGGTACTAAAGTCAGGATGAAGTGCAGCAAGTTCAGCCTCAGCTTTCTCTCGTTTAGCTGTAACTCTTAGCTCTTCTATTTCTTTGAGGCGACCGTCTAGATCAGCAGAGCGTTCACTAGCTTTCTTATCAGCAATAGCTTCAACTATACCAGCTACGTCAGGGTACTTCTTAGCCCAAGCTTCAATGTCTTGATCTGACTTAGGTAGTACAAGTTCGTTCTTAGCTGCTGAACTAAGTTGAGATTCTAGCTTTTCAAACTTTAGCTTCCACTCTTGTTCTTTATCGTTTACGTGTCTACGAAGATCACCGTAGCGTGTCTTAAATGTTTTCTCTTCTGCGCT